TCTACCCTCCAGTTCAGTTAAACGTGCAGGAATTTCTGGATTTCTGACATTTAATTTAACCGGTCTTGGAACAACGTTTATTCCAACCGAGTCCATAGCAAGGATATAATCCGTAGCGGCATTGCCCCATCCGGTTCCATCTCTATAACATCCTATATATAATACTTTCATCTGCCAACCCTGTTATATCTTTGTGTTTCCCATTTGTTTCTATGATTACAGAGTTGTGCAGCCATATTGTAAGCCTTCTCTTTGTCAAAAGATTCATATTGAGGCTTAACAAATTGATAAGAATCTTCATTTACATAAGTATCTCCGGTTCCTTGTATGAACATCCCGTAATTTAAGTCTCGTATCATTCTAGCTTCCATATAACTGTTTAGTTTCTCTGGGTCGCCTAGAACATTGATAATTAACCATTGTACGTATTCTCGGGGGCTTAGGTTTTCGGGAACCTGCGTTAAGGGCTGGTGGATTACAGGTGGGGACAGCCATGTTTCCTCTGATGGGGGAACAATCACGCTATCAAAATAATCTTCCCACTTTTTAGCGGTGGCGTCCCATTGGTAATGTTTGTCAAAATTTGATTTGGTTTTATCTGATAATTTCTTTCTATCTTGTTCTGATAGATTAAAAAACTCGTTCATTTTAGCGGCGGTATAATCATTGTCTGGCACAGCCCTGTTGCACCCAGTTTCCAATTCTTGGTACACAGCCTTCACTTTTAGAGGAATCCCCTCCAGTTTACGCACCACGCTGGACATAGCGGAATAATCAATGCTCATAACCGGAATAGCACAAGCCGCAGCTTCTACTTGGGGTAAACCAAACCCCTCACTGTTTGCGTATTGGATATATAAGTCGAATGTATTTGTTATCTTGGAGAGATCTTGGTAAGATACCCCTTTTTGCACGTTGGACAATCCTGCGGCATATGAATTACAACGAACGCATTTGGCTCTAGCGTCCGAAAAGAACATCGGAAAAACATGTTCGCAGTGCTGACAAACATAAGTAAATATAACTTTGCTACTGAGTCCATACCTATTTATTAACTTTGGTATATCCCATCCCAAGTCTGGGTAACTGGTGTGGCAGTAAAGGTAAACGTCGGATCTACCAGAAACGTTTAAGAATTTTCTAAATGCCTCAAATAGATCTGGAAATAGTTTCCGTCTCTGGTTTCTCATTATTGTTCCCACAATTTGCATAGATGGATCAAAACCCATACTTATCTTGTGGTTAATTTTATTTTCCACCGGGGTATATGCGGCGTTGGCGGAAGGAGGGGCAGAACCCAGACATTTGATTACATTATTGCTTTCTCGTTTAAGTAGGTCTCGGCCCCAATCTGAATAGGCAAAAACTGCATCGGCATTAGAGAAGGTAGATAGCCACTGTTCGTTTTGTGGTTCAGCGTCTACTGTTGGCATAATTGCCCAATTGAAAAGTCTTCTAAATGGAGACCTTTCTTGGTAATCTATCATCCAAAAATCTCTGATATCAAAAACGATATCAGGAAGAAAATCTAGAAGGACATTTTCAAACTGCCATTCACCAAACTGATTTGTTGGAACAGAGTTGTATGTATCAACTTCCTGTTTGTTTGTTAAGTCTGGGAGATTACCATAAAAACCCCAAGGGATTTCTTTAGCTCTTGGGTCCGTATCGTCTCCATAACTAGCAAATTCAGCCAGATCATACTTTCCAGTATTAAAAAGCCTTCTCATTACTTCTCTACCGTAAGTTGCATATCCAGTATTAAGATATGTAGCTTCGCAACAAAGAAGAATCCTTTTTTTTCTATTCATTGGCATTTCGCAATGTTTGAATTATGCTTTGTAATTTTAAATCAACAACCCGTTTAGAACAGTGTAATTCTTCTGCGATTTCTTTGTTGGTGTGGTTTTGAAGTTTCAGTTGGAGAATAAATTTCTCGTTTGCTGTGAGATAGTCTGGGATAAATTCCATGATTTTATCTTTGTCAAAAAACTTTTGATCTCCAGCCGCAGAATCTAACAGATTGGTATCGTATATAATCTTTGGCTTTTTTCTTTTGGGGTCTTTTCTTTTGTAGTTTAGAAATGCATTTTTTATGCACAAAGTGGCAAAAGTGGAGAACTTAGATTTTGTTTCATCATATTTTCTTATGGCTTTCAATAGAGCTATTAGTCCAACCTGAATGAAATCTTCAAGGTTAGATTTATTGTCGTCACCTAAAAAAGAAAGAGCCTGAGAAACGACTAGTCCATAATGTTCATGAACCAGTTCGTTCTCAAGCCCTTCTCCGTTTTTTATTATCACTTCATCATTCATCTGTTGTGTCTGACACGGCATCTAGAACAGTTTCTTTTGAATCTTCTGTCTTGGTGGTGTCACCATAATTATTATTGAATAACTTAAATTCCTTAACACGGAATCTAATTTGGAACTTCTTGTTGCCCTCTTTATCTACCCAAGAATTATTGCGCGCAGAAGCAACTAAATCAACAATGTCACCCTTCTTGCAGTATTTATTTAATGTGGTGGCTCCTGAATCCCATGCTTCAAAATCGAGATAGCTTACTGTCTTCTTTTTGTCACCATTCTTTTCTCGTCTGTATTCACTCACTGCGAGAGTGAAAGTAAGAAGATCCGTGTTTTCTAGTTTAATAAGCTTAGGATCACCAGCAAGACGACCAATAAATCTACAGTAGTTAGAAATAGTATTCATATCAATCCTTCCAATAGAGTCCAGTTTTCTATATTATAGCTGTTTTATACAAAAATCGCACTAAATTTGAAAAACATCCTCCACGACCATGCCGTCGTGATCAGATTTTCGTGATGTGGCACACGATAATATCACAGTGTTTTCACCATATAAAATCCCCTTATATTTTTGCAATTGTTCTGGGAAGATAGTAACAGAATCTACGCTTCCCGTTTGGTCTTCGACACACAAAAACGCCATATCCTTACCCTTAGACTTACCCTTTTTAATCGTATACTTCCTGATGTCAGTTAGAGTAACGGCAAGTTTCATTTTTCCCTGTTTGCCGTCTAGAAACTCTTTGCAGGTAGTGTCTGCCATGCTAGTGTCGCATGATTCCACTTTGGAATAAGTTAGAGGTACTCCCAGATAGCCCTCCTCTGTTCTGGTTATCCATTCTGGATCGTCATCCAGAGGATACGATGGTGACTTTGTATGAAGAATTAGATCTTCAACTATTGCGCACCTGTTTACATTGGAAGTCCCGCCACCGTTTTTCTTAGTCGGGGCTAGTGCGGTTAAAGCTTCCAAGAGACTTGAATAATTTGACTGTTTATCAGAAACCCAAGATCGTTCTAACTTTGTTAATTTTTTCCAAGTGTCAAATTCGTCTAACATTTTGGTTCGACTGTTATTGGTATTTGGAACTATGCCTAAAGAGATCATAGCAACAACAATCGAAGAATTAGCATTCATGGAGAGGTTGACTAGAAACTCGTACCAAGACCAATCTTCTACCTTTTTGTTTAGCAGCTTTTCGGCCTTTTCGGATTCTTCTTTTAGCTTTATAATTTGTTTTGAGCCTATAGATTTAATGTTTTTAAACCCAAAATGGATTTTATCACCAATAATAACAGTGTCTTCGTTCATAGCTCCTAACGAAGGAGGCTGAATGAAAATGTCATTAACCTTCGCGTCAATTACCAGTTCCTTTACTTCCTGCTGTGGATCTTGTTTTCCGTCAGAGAAGTGCAAATACTGGGAATAGAACTCAAGTGGAAAATGTGCTTTAGCATAAGCAGACCAGTAAGCACAAATAGCATAAGAAACAGCATGGGACTTATTAAAAGCATAACGACTTGATTTTTCAATCCAGCCGAATATCTCCTCCGCTGTTTCTTTAGGAACAATATCTTCATTTTCTGATCCTTCAAGAAACCTCTTTTTAACTTCAATCATCAAGTCAGCCTTTTTCTTGCCGATTGCCTTCCTTAGATCGTCGGCTTCTTGCAAATTGAACCCTGCAATTCTTTGGGCAATTTCCATGGACTGTTCTTGGTATACCAAAACCCCCTGCGTTTTTTCCAAAATTGGCTCTAACGCATCGTGCAGATAAGTTACCTGCTCTTTGCCATGTTTGCGATCAACATAATGCTGCGTCATTGATTTGCCGTCAACAATTGCTTTGAGACACCCCGGACGTAGCAACGCAACCAAAGCGGCTAACTCTTCAAGATTTCTCGGTTTAAGCCTTTTTGCCCAAGATTTACCCAGACTACTCTCTAACTGAAAAACCCCCTTGGTTCTGCCCGCACAAATAAGATCCCAAGCCTGAGCATCTTCATATCCAATGTTGCTTACATCAAATTTCATAAATTTTTCCTACAGATGAATTCTACCGTCTGCAAACGCTTGTTCAAATTTAATCTTTGGGGACATTTTTCGATAGAGCTTCATAAAAGCTATTAGTAGATTTGCCGTATCTTTTACATCTTGTAGGGCGTCGTGAGCATTATCCTTTGGAACGCCCAACAAATCTCTCATCGAATCCATGCTGATAGATTTAACATCGGAATTATTTTCGAACCAAAGCCACACAGTTTCCATCAAGTCAATCTTATGAATTCTATTGAACAGAACCTGTTCCCCCCTCTTTTTATCAATAGGTCCATATTCAGAACACATTCTTTCAACTATGTGCATATCAAAGCCGTGAATATTATATCCGGCCATTACTGGCGCGTAGTAAGGAGTTTTCTTAAAGTTGTATTTATTTACAAAATTAGTAAATTTGTTCCATACGGTTTTAGGTAAGGGGGCTTTTGCTAAAAGCTTTCTTTCCTTTTTGGTCACCGCCAACGCCTCATCTTCTATAGGGTCTAAACCTGCGGCCACCGCCTTCTCATCATCCAAGATGGGGCGAATTTCGCTATTAAAGTAGCCACCCGGCTGCACGGTCAATTTTCTTCCGTGAATCGCCACGGCGGCAACTTGTGTGGGTTGAGTTTTGTGAGGGTTTCTGCTCCCGGTTTCAAAATCGACAACAATAATATCCCGGTAATTCATGGCGTTCCTTTATTTTTTGAGTTTATATTTGATTTCTAGAAATTTACTGATGGCCCTGTCAATATTATAATAAAATTTACTAAATTTGTATTTATGATTGTCAGAATGTACCTGATAAACATCCTCTCTTGGAACTATACGTTCTATACAACAAATGCATACATCGTCTACTTCTTCGTAATGTCCAAGCTCCAACTTGCGCCTTATTTTTTGTCTAACTGTCATTGGTTTGGTTCCAGTACACTTCTAATTCCCATGATTTTGTCCAATAGAGAAACTCCTAAAATATCGAATTTAACATGACCCATTGCTTCTAAATCGTTCATTTCCATCCCCGCTATCTTTTCAGACCCCTTTTTATCTCGTACCATGGGGCAGACTTTATCTAAACTATTAGATGAGATAACCACCCCAGCCGCATGCTTTCCTTGAGATTTAAATGTACCCTCAATTCTCATGGCCTGTTCAAACAGCTTTGAATAGTCCCCCTCCAAAGTTCCATCATCGTTTAGTCTACAATAATCTCTTAACGTGTCGGGCTGATTTGCTAAAGCCCATTCGATGACAGACTGTCCCCCCATGTCAGCTAGCTGGTCTGAGATTTCATGTTCATGAGGTAGACTTTTAGTGATCACGTTCATCTCATCGTATGAACACGCCTGATTCATTCTAAGCACTTCTTTTAGGGCGCTTCGACCCTGCAATCTTCCAAACGTAACCATTTGCCCGACCTTGTCTCTTCCATATTTTTCTCTGATATAGTCGATGGTTTCATCGCGCTTGGTGGCCGGTACATCTATATCAATATCGGGCAAAGAGATATGGTCTTCTGTGTTTCTTCCGGCGTTATAAAATCTTTCGAAAATTAAACCGTGTTCTATAGGATCAACCTGTGTAACGCCTATGAGATAAGAAACCAAACATCCTGCGGCAGACCCCCTCCCCGGACCCGGAAGCCAATCGTTTTCTTTTATATTTGCTACGATATCTCTAACGATTAAAAAATATCCAGATAGATTGGCATCACTGATTACCTCTAACTCTTTAGTGATTCTGTCCACATAAATATTTTCATTCGGACCAAGTTTGCTGGTGTTGCTTAACTTTGCCTTCCAGCCCTCTCTGCACAACTGTCTGAGATAGGTTTCTTCTTCCACGTCTTCTGGACACTTGAACTTTGGAAGAGTCGGAGATCCTAAGATGTCATATTCTTCACACATGTCTGCTATTTGCATTGAATTCTTTAGTTCAGATTCTGTATGCAACTTAGACATTTCTTCATATGTCGGGATATGAAAATTGTTCGACTTTAAAAATCCAGAAAATCCCACATCTTCATTGTTGTCCAACTTTCTCTTAATGTCTCTAAGAGGAGTTTTCATAGCAGAGCATAACAACAATAGGTGGTCGCTAGCATCTTCTTTGGTGGGATAGTGTGAATCTGCCGTTGCGACAGACGGGATAGAATACTTTTTAGAGACGTATCTTAACCCCTGAGCGACCAACTTTGCTGCCGGGGAAACTTCTTCGTCTATACATTGAATTTCGATAAGAAAATTCTCTTTGCCAAAAATGTCTTTATACAAATTTGCCTGACTAAGAACTTTTGACTCCCAATCTGGATTAATGTACCTTTTAACTTCTTCTTCTGTTGAGGCTTTGTATGCAGATTTAGGGTCTTCGAAAATACAATTCGCTAACTCACTACCAAGATGACCGCTAAATGCAATTAAGTCTCCGTTCGCGTGCTCTTTTAAAATATCAAGATCTAATCTAGGTTTAAAATAAAACAAATCCTCATCGTTACTTCGAGAAGTAATCTCGATTAGATTTTTCCAGCCATTAATGTTTTTTGCCAATACCACCAGATGGCTTAGAGATCTATTTGAAACATCTTTAACTGTTGCTGGCTGATCGCTGATATATAGCTCGCATCCCAATATAGGCTTTATGTTCTTGTCCTTCATTGCTTTTGTAAAGGCTACTGCTCCAGCTATCGTTCCATGATCTGTAACAGCACAAGAATTATATCCTAGCTCAGAACATCTTGAAGCGACTTGTTCGGGCTTTGAGAGTCCATCCAACAGGCTGTAGTGAGTATGCAAATGTAGAGGTGTCCAATTCATTATTCTATATTCCGTCTATTCGATTTCTGTGTTTAGCAATCTCGTATTGCATAAGAATTCCACCGCGCATGCCATCACTATCCTCTACGAAACTATGTGTTGACCTCTGAATTGCTAGACTGGGCACACAGATATAGAAATTATATTGTCTAGCCATCTTCGTTCCTAAAATCCAATCTATGGGACCGATTGGATCGTATGTTACGAGCTTCTCAATTATATTACGTTTGAGAATACATGCATGAAAACCCGCATGTCTCTGTGATTGCTCGATCTTGAACTTTTCATACATCTCATAATGCGGCGGGTTTCCACCGTGATACGAACCCAGCCACAAACCGTCCCATTCTTTGTATTCTATTTGTTGAAGATTTTCTACAAAATCATTGGTGAAGTAAGCGTCGTCTTCTAGAAAGAGCGCATTACTCACCCCTTCTTCCAGAACAATGTTCATCATTTCTTTATGACATTTCCATGCGTTGTACGCATTGGGACGGTTTACCCATGAATTATGACCAGATGTTAACGGTTTCTCGTTATTATCCACCTTGTCATAGACGTGTCCATCTAATGATTGCCCATCGCCAGCGATAAACTTGTGCATGGGTCTACCGAATATGCTCTTTACCTGTTCGTCCAATTCGGACCAGAGCTTCACCCTCTTATCTAAACACAAACAAATAATCTTATCTATATCTGATATGTTCATCTTATGTAGATCCCATCTCCCCAAGAATGATGCGCCATGTAAGTGTCTACTCTGTCAAATCCGTATCCCGATAAAAATTCGTCAATCTCGCTCGCTTTAGCTCCTCCTACATAAAGCTCCTCAAAGGCCAACTCTGTGTAGATAACTTTACAAGAACCTGACTCTAGATATTTTTTCATGCCTTCCAGAGCCTTCATTTCTGCACCCTGCAAATCCATATTCAGGAATTCAAAGTCTTTTGGATTGAATTCATGCCTCTTGAAGAGGGTGTCCAGTGTAATTGTGTTAACTTTAACCTGAGAAACTTCATCAATATGAGGGTAATATTCTTTGTGTTTTCCCAAAGAAAGAAGTGATGAACAGCCGCAGTTACCCTGTTCAGGAAAATTATGATAATTTTGACGATCATCAGGATAAATAATTTTAAAATCGACCGTGCTATCATCTACATCCGAAATAGCATAATCAAATACATTCTGAAAATTCTCGTCAAAATCATATAAATTTTTACGAATGATAGGTAGCAAGTCTGGATTTGCCTCAACCCAAATTACACGATCTATTTCGCAAGCTCTGTACTCATACCTTTCTTCTGCCTTACAGGCTCCTAAATGAATAGCCCCTTTAATGTTTAGGTTGTAACGACTAATTATGCTTGCTAATGATTCTATCATTTTACTGTGCCGCCCTTCCACCACCAGCCCCGTATGATCCTATTTTGTCAACATTGCCATATTCAAGAACCACTTTGTTTACCCCCTTTTTTCTCACTTCGTCTCTAATATGTTGACACATGCTTTTTTTAGCACCGGATTTGTACGGGGCGCTGAATTTGCATAATTTTTGACATTTCCAGTGGGTGTTTTCATTTGAAAGGAGTTTAGGATGACTCACATCACGGATATATTTGAACTTTCGTTTTAATATATTCTCTGCTTTTTTGTAATCAGTGTCATCAAAACACATCGAAAACAATCCGCCATCATTTATGTAAAATATACTTACTGAAAAATCGTAGTCTGGGTACAGATTTTTTAGGGCGTAGTAGTATAAAAGAAGCTGGGTGTCTTTTTGTAGACTCTCAAGGGTTTTCTCCTCCCCCGTGGCCCAGTTCAGCCTTCTGCCAGTTTTGTAGTCGATCAACTCGTAGTAATTCTCTTCGTGTTTCACGATTAAGTCAACAGTCCCTTTGATCGCCAAGTTTCCTTTTATGATTTTTCCGCCGATATCGTAAGAAAATTTGGCCCAAGGCTTATCAATTTCTATATCAAAAAACTTCTCGGTTGCAAACACGTTTTGATTTCTAGGATCTAGGAGTCCATTATTATAACTAATGGCCTTCTCCACCCAGCCTGTACATTTCTTAAGCTCAGCCTTACTCAGATCCACATCTGGTTCTAAGTCGGTGTAATAATCAAACGCTTTTTCCGTAACTTTTGGAATATTGTCACATTCCTTGAGCGAAAATCTTCCTAACTCGCCATCCCCAAAGCTCTTATTTCCTCTCTGCATGCAAAGCTTTTTATCAGCCAATACCTGCAAAGCTTTATGGACGATGGTTCCCATAAGAGCTTTTTTATTTGTTTTATCCTTAAAAGCCAAATTATACTGTAGGAAGTATTTCTGCTCACAGAAATCCAAAGTACCCAAGCTACTACTTCTGTGATAACAAACTATCATTTAATTCATTTAACTCACTTATTTTAAGGTTGAAACAGTCCGCTTTTACTACAAAATTATTTGATGGATCTACATCCCCTTTATTAAGGAAGGTCGCTTTGGAGAAATACTCATCTCTACCCATGACTCCTAAGATCCAAGCGGTTTTCCATTCATTGGGTTTGCTTTTGTGCCATTCTATACGTACAAAAATGTAAGCATCGCATCTTTGGTGGTCGCTAGTTTTTGCTATTGAACACTCATAGAACGGCTTTGGTGGAGATGTGCAGCGTTTTGTTTTCACGTCGATCTTAAGGTCGCCCTTTATTATATCATAGTCGTATTTATCTACAATTTGCCCATTAATTAAATTGTTAACAACTTCTTCCCCCAGAAACCCCGCGATGTTTCCACGACCTCTAGTGATAGAATTATTAATTACACCCATAGATTTTGAGCGTTCTTTAGCCTTCTTAAGCATCTCCTTGGTAATTTCAACTTCAAACATTTAATTCTCTCCCGTATTCATCTTCCAATCTTACAATATCTTCTTCGGAACATTTTCCAAACTGCATCTCGTAAGCAACAATGTCATCGTTTCCATTATTTATCAGTTGATGAGATTCATTCGTCTTTATATGAAAATATGATCCGGGTCCAACCTTCCATACAGAGGCATTAAGTCTCATTGCACCCCTCCCAGACACCACATACCAAAATTCCTCTCGTTTGTGGTGAAGCTGGTATGATATTGACTGTCCGGGTTGCACAACAATTTTTTTAAAAACAACTTGGTCGTTTCTAAAATAATCCTTATAATATCCCCAAGGCTTACCTACTTGGTCACTTTTGCTTTCAGCCATCCCCACTCCTTTAGCGTGTTTAACAAGAGTTTATTAGATTCATCTATACTCATTGAAGAATTATCTATCACACAGTCGAAACCATCATATTCGTTAAGAGCAATTTCGCTAGCATGTTCATCTTCAAAGGGGTTTCTAGTTAGTCTGATGACTTTTCCACCCGCCTTTTGTAAAGCTTCTACTTCGTTTGGAAATCTACAATCAGCAACAATCGCTAACTCTGTACCACTTTTATGAATTCTATCAATACAAGCCGCCGTCCAAATATCTGGTTTAATGGTCCTACAAATATCTGTTCCAAATACTTGCATAAATTCTCTGGCTGTTAAATAACCTTCCTTATTCTTAACGCCCGGAATATGCTCCCACTTTATGTTAACAGGGGTGTTTTTGTCATCGTCGGACCCGTGACACTGTTCGTAATTTAGGCCAAAAAGACCGATGCATAGCGCTTTTAGTGGGTCTGCAAAACTAAAGGCTTTCACGAATGGCCAGATATTTTGACTAGCATACATGCTAAACTCGTAATCGGTTCTGAACACGTCAATAATTCCAACACCCTCCACCTCCTCCCCTTTCTCGTCCAAGGATGTGGTGTTTACAAGAATTTCCCCCCGGTCATTCATAAAAAATTTATCAATTATATCATGAAATTTCATTTGATATCCATGAAGAAAATTGGCGCATGTGGTTTTTCCACTTTGCTTAGATCCTGATATTCCCAAAATGTGCTGCATTATACTAATCCTTCTAATTGAGGTACAAGTTCTGAGTGAATTTGTTGTATTGTCATCTCTCCGACATCTTTGGTAGATATTTCCGGGTAAACTATGTGAAACAGCCTCTCACACTTTTTAGTAATAGATTCTTTGGCTTTCTGACCAGCGGAATCGTTATCGCTTAAAATCACTACGTTTAAGGCTCCAGAGGTTTCCAAAATTCTTGCCTGTGCATCGCTTAAGCTGGAACCAAACATCCCTACGCTGTTAGTGAGTCCCGCCTCGTGCAGCCTCCAGACATCTCCCTGTCCTTCGACTAGGATCACACTTCGAGTTTCTCTGATTTTATCTTTAGCCAACCAATACCCATAGAGCCACATGCCGGAATTAAAACTTTTGGAATTGATCCATTTTCTTCCATTACAATTTTCCTCCTGTGACCTACCAACACACCCCACCATAAATTGATAGTCATCATCATATACAGGAGCAACAACGCGATGTTTCATCTGCTTGGTGGTATCTGTACACACACCCACATCAAATTTTTCCAAAGTTTCTGTTTTGTACCCTCTATTAACATAATAGATGGCGGGTCTCTGTAGCATCTCTTTAACTTTTTGTCTTGGGATTCCACTAGTAGGACGGGGTTTTTCCTCATAAACATCCCTATAGATTTTTTCAAAATGATCTTTTGATAGTTTGCTTCCTTCTGTTTTAAGCTCCTGAGACGACGTATTAACAAATTCAATAGCAAATTCTACAGCGTCTTGAAAAGAAACGTCGTCTTCTTTTTGGGCGCTCAGAATACCTCTGATTAGCCCAATCGGACTGTGAACATATTTTTTTTCACACGAATGAGTCCAGCATCTCCAGCATCCAAAAAAAGAACCTCTTTTAGTAGTTATAGTAAACGCTTCTGGATTATCAGCCCCCTCATGTATAGGACAAGATGTAGTTAGACGATCATAGCTTTCTACATACCTTATTCCAAAATAATCCAAAAGATCTTTCATTTTACAAGCGAGCTTTTCTGATAAAATTGTCAATTCTTTTTGTGTAATCAAAATGGACTCTCCTCAACACTGCCGCTGTCTGTTAAAAATCCTTCTTTGTGCTGATTAACACCAGCAGCAACCTCTCTTCTTGTCTCTTTTTCTATGATCTCAGCAGTTGAACCATGCATAGCAATATTGATATAGTCGTATTCTTCGAGACCGGGTCCATGTCTAGATTCAATTGGAATTAATTTTCTGTTTCCACTTTCCCCTTGGTCTTCAGCTATTTCTTCATCCGACTTCCGCTTGAAAATTGAAAAACTACTGCACAGCCAAATCAATCTGTCGGACCCACTAACTACATCCGTAGATTCTTTGGTAATGCCGTCTCTGTTAAGCTGCACAAAAGAAAGGCATGGGCAATCATACTTAACGCAAAAGTTGTGAAGCTCTGTAATTTGAAATCCCAGAACCTGAAACTCCTGCATATTGTTATTAATTTTGTCAGAAGTCATCAACTTTAAATAATCATATATAATCATGCAGTCATTTACACGACCATTTTCATCATACCCAACATTTTTTATAATCCACCTTCTCATTATGGATAAGGTTTCTTCAAACGGCTTTCCCGCAATAGCTATGTAGCTCAGTGGGGCGTCTTTTAGTTTCTCTACTGCCTGACGAACCCTTTCTCTGGTTCCAGAGTTTTTAGCAAATGTACCTGCGGCTATATCATTAATATTAACGCCGCTATTTTTTGCTATCAATCTGTTCATATGATCTTCCTTGGACATTTCTGTATCAAGATACAATACAGGAATACCAAGCGTTCCGGCAATGTGCAATCCAACATTTCCAGCCAACATGCTCTTACCAACCTTTGGTCTAGCTGCGATAAGATCTACACACTTTCTTCTGAAGCCACCACCAATCGCTGCGTCATATTTAGCAAAACCACTACTTAGACCCAAAATGTCTGATGGGTTTTCCTCCAAATGACGAATGTAATCTTCTACCTCGTCACCTAAGACTAGAGGCTTTTCTTCTACAGAACCATTTAAAGATGACGAAAGTTCGAATATAGGGGCTTCAGCAACGTTGATGATTTCATCAACAGTTTCGTCTCCGGTTACATCTGATATATCGGTTATGATCTGTTTGGCTTGAACGCTTATCTGTCTAGCGATTTCTAATTTCTTCAGCTTTACAGCGTGATGTCTGACATTCTCTAAGCCAATGTCAACACTAGACATGGCCTTAATGTGACTGCCTGAAATTTGATTTTCAAACCACGAATCAAGTCCAAGGTCGTTAGCAGCACTCAGTATAGAGGGTAAATCAACGGTATCGCTATTATCTAGAACCTTTTTCACACACGCATATAAGATCTGGTTTTCTTCTAAGGTAAACGTATCAACAGTTATTATGTCGTCAATGTCAATGAAAGCATCTGAGCCGTGCTGTAGAATACCGGATAGTACGGCTCGTTCCGATGCCGAGTTGTTTATCGTTTTTGCCATTACTTTCTCGTTACGCAGTTATCACACCTGTAGAAATCGCCAACAACCAGCGTCTCGTTAACTATAGTTTCGCTTCCACATAGATGACACTTCACTTCAACCGTTTTTACAGGATTTCTTGTTCGGGGAGTGGGAGTATATTCGGGAGTCTCTATGTCCCTTGCTTCTTCCCTGTCGTCAACGAACTGATTCTCTTTAACAACGATAGATTCCATTCTTGCCAGTCTTTTTTTACCCTCTTGCGGATTGTCAGTTTTTGATGGCGCTATAAAAGAATCTCCCGTGTGGGATTCTGAACTGGCTACTTCATCTGCGACAACGGTTTCTTCCTCGACATCTTCCTCACTAGGTGGATCAACAACTTCACCAGTTAATTGCGCAAAACCTTTAGAAACCATCTCCATATTATTATTTGCAATCCCCTTCTTAATTACATCTAGTGGTGTCATGAATATGTTTTCCTTTTACTTAATTCCATTAATGAGTCTGCCATTTTTCTAATGTCTCTAGTTTTATCTGTAAGCCAAAGAACTCTGGCTTCAACGTGCAATTTAATCTCATTTACTTTTCTAGCGAAATCGTTTCCTGCTATGGCCTGTTGATACTTCTGTTCATATTTGGTATACTTTGTTCCATACTGATCTATTTCTTTAGCGAGAATTCTCCACAGGGCGTTATTACACCATTCTAGTTTTGCTAGATTTTTATTATATACCCTTTGTATGTGACTACAGTAAGCGTATAAAAGATAAGCTACTTCAGCGCATTGTTCAGCGGTCAGATTTGAAATCTGGTCTGCTTTTAGAGACAAAACAAGCTCTACTTCGGGATTGACCTTTTTGTCAACAATTCCCTCGGAAGAAATATATTTTTCTGTAGTTGCTAAGAATTTCTCTAAGGATTCATCAGCGTTCAAGAATTGCTCTTTTCCATTCATCTTCATCATCCGAATATTTAAAAATAACGATGGATAAACTATTTAATTCGCACCATCTGATTTTGTCTCTGTCTCTAGCTTTAGACTTAAAGAATCCGGCTTTGGTTTTATGGTAAAACGGATTAAACTCATAGTGTTGCATTCCATGGGCTTCAACGATTAAATCGTGTGAAGGTAGAAAAAAGTCTGCATACAGAGTGGATTTACGGGTCAACGTCTGACTTCCGGGCAGAGTGACCTCTTCCAGAATTATAGATCGTGGAAACAGTTCTCGCAACACCAATCTAGACGCCCCGTGTAGGTTGGATCTGGGGCGGGTGCTGTCTTTTTTTGGGATATAATTA